GGCCATTCTGACTAACTACTTACGCAGTAGGTGGCGATGCTTCGTAGTACAAACGAGGTAATCCAGTAAAGAAATAACACTGGAAATCTTCTCCCGCTGCACACCAAAAATCAAATGCTTGCTCATCATCAATCAATCCGGTTATAGAATAATCGAAACCCTCAGTATACCGTAGGAGTGACGTATAATTCTCTTGTTTACCTGGACAGAACCGATACGGAGAATAGAATGGTGATTCAAACTCCAAAACAGGGTTCACATTTGAATTTGTGTATGCAGCACCACGAACACCGACTGGTATTGGATTTGAATATAGGCCTCCTACACCCTTCGTCACAACCGCCGAGTGAGCGACAAGATTGTCTGTCACATAATTAGGGGTAGTTTGTCTAGTCCTATTAAAACCAGTCTCTATAGACCACGATCCATTTGGAACTCTCTGTGTATACATTGTAAGGAATTTCCAATGTGGATCTCGTAGTAAAATTTTCCACCTCACAGCACCTCTCCATCCTTGGAAAGCCCAAGTAACCCAGTGTAGTAAAACTGTGTTACAGAAGTTATACGTATTAGTTTTATCAACGGCACCAGACACATTGCCCCTAAGATATGGGAACATAGGTCTACGCCCCTGCAATGTTGAGTGGGTATTAGAAACACTGCCCCCAGTACTTATAGCAGAGTGCAAATTATACCGCTTAAGTAACATACGAAAACTCTGTATGGACTCTCCAGTATACACCCTACCAAGCATTTCATGGTTAGTTAAACCAGGACCTACTTGTGTAGATTGTTCCTGTTGAGGAGCATCTGGCTCATCCGTTCCAAATGATTCTGGAATCGTAACTGATGTGCCAGCCTGCACTGAAGTTCGCTGTACATCCGATGCCATTCCAGCCTGTGGTTTAGCCACAAAATTCTGGAATTTGTCGTCTGGTACAAACACTTCAAAATCTTCCCCTGCAGAAACAAACACGTTAACCTCTACATCATTATTGACAGTTGAGTTTGGAGTTGTGAGTTCGTTAACCACATAAACTCCTAAAACTCCATTGCCTGCAGATCTGGATGTATACAAGGTTGTGGAATAAACTTCCGTACTTGAATCAAGACCTGGATTGGCATGTTCTAGTAGAGAAAAGTTCTGACCATTTCCAACAGTGATAGTAAAATCACTCTTTTCGGAAATATCAACCACTTCCAAGTAATTCGTGTTGTATTCGTTGGATGAGAGAAAATTCGGATCATAGACGATCTTGATCCGGCCTTTGTGGAATGCTGAGGCTACAATTTGGAATCTAAAATTCATAGACCCAGTCCAATATTTAAATGGCATAGCAGCCATACAGCAAGCAGGAAAGTGAAAACTAACAGGTGTCAACGATGACTCTGCCCATGTAACTGGTGTCACTCTCCCATTCCACAGGAGTGTCTCAGGAGCTGTCCCTATTGACCACGTGAATGTTGTTAAATAAGATTCACGTCGCGCAATTTCCCTAATATTTAGAGAATCCGTGTTACCAATACCAGCAATCCGTGGATCGATAGACAACTCTTGCTTGTCATCTACGGAAAGTTTCTGTATGACATCTGGCACGGTCGTAGTAGCTAGTGCTGAGACGGGAGTCGGTCTATAAGGTTCGGGAGCCTTTGTGACCGGGGGTCGACAATAACCAAAATGTTTAGCTAATTGGGATGTGGCATCAGCCACTACTTCTGTAGCACACGCAAATGGTGCTAATGGTGGTATCACTTTAACTGCATTTGCCGCTTTCTTGATGGCAGTTGCAGGTCCTGAAATGACTCCACACTGATTGGCTTCGTCGACCTCTTTTGCTGTACCACTTTGTGGGCTAATTGTAGCAGGATCAACTGATGTGAGTACAGCCATGGATACATTTTCTATCCATGCAAAGACAGAGATCGTAACTCTGTCTGATGCACCATTGGCATGTTTTAGGTCATTCAACGAACGTACTGTTAAACGTCCCAATTCACTCCAATCACTATCACTTACGTGTAAGTAATTCTTGTGATAGTAAAATGGCATCTTCATCTCACCTCCTGTTGATGTGGTGGGGTTGAGGTATACGTGCGGTTGCTGTGAAGCTTGCACTAAATCCTCCCGTACTAAACTGGAGTTAGATGAAAGATCGTCATATGGTGCGAGTGGAAGATATGATGCGATTGCTCGCCCATATTGAAAACCATTGCCATTAATAATAATTTTCAACCTCAACACTGAGCGCAACAGATTATAAGTCGTTATCCTATTTACTACTCGTGCATTCTCCATAAAGAGACTCCAAGGGTCTATTTCAAAGAACATTGAGGTGCCCACATTCCACTCATATTCATGTATCTTTATAGGTCGCGAAAAGAAATTTGCGATCTGGGCGTCATTGGTATCCATAAGCTTTCGTGTTGGATCCACTGCTCCGTCCACATCATACGAATAAGGATCATGTTGATCGGAAAATTGCACATTTTCTGATCTAGATTCAGCCATTCGCATGATTGATACATCATTAGTGGTGCCCGATTGCACCTGGGGACTAGCGCTTTGATACAAATCCGGGAGCGCGCTAGCAATTTCTAACTCCCGAAAGGACAAAATTTCGC